CTCTAGGATAACTTTGGGTGCTCCCTAACGCTTCGGTCTGGTTAACCTCCACGTCGACGTCTCCGCGCCTCCGGCGCAGGGACGTAACCCTCTCTAATGCTGACACTCGAAATACGCTCTCGACGAGCAATAGATCGTAGTCGTCGCCACAAAGTGATTAGCTTCGCAGACGGGGCAATCTCATCGTCTAAACGTTGAGTGTACCCAATCTTGGTAGGAAGGAGGTTTACTCCATCCTCACAGGCTCCGATTTCCGTAAATATGTCGTATAACGTATTCCAAGCGGGAAGAATTCCTGGTTCGTAGACTCTCAAGCGATCATCGATACGTTCGTGAGCCTTCCGCAATCCGTTGGTATAAGGTCGAGCTACCCACTCAGTAAAGAACTCATCCCAGACGACCGAATCTCGGTCCATCCCGAAAAAGTCCTTAACTGAAGGTGAGAAGAACGGTTTTTCAACCATTATCTCCTTACCTTTTCCTCTAGCGGTTGACGGGTCGAACTCCTCACCCTGGCGTGGCTTTCGCCACACAGTTAGAGAAGTGAAACTCGCCATACTTAGAGTGAACAAGAGTCTCTCGAACTTAACTACAGATTGTAGAAGTCCACTAAGGGTCCTCCGCCAAAGGCTGGAGGCTATTGTCCAAGTATTCGGATCAATAATTTTACCCTCTTGCGCACTCGGTGCAACGGATAACAACCATGCCTCAAGAGGCATTGGCCATACACCGCCCGGGCGGCAAAGATATGCGATGAGACCTGATAGACGATTCCCTAGACCTAACACGATTGGCAATCGCGCCAAGTTTCGGAAGCCGAAACCACAGAAACGTGCTACGGAAGAAATCTGGATCACTCCAAACTTCATATTCTTGTTGACCAGTTCGCCCAGCGCTCCTAAGGAGCGTAAGGCCACTAGCATCTCTGCTAGTGATACTGGCGTCACATCCCGTCCTCCGACCCAAGTTCGCTTCGCAAACTCTAAAGAAGAAGTAACCGAGACTAAGCTTTTTGCTAAGCTTATATCTACGCCTATCTCCTTCATTATCGAAAGATATTTCCGTGCAACGGCGCGGTCAGCAATGACCACATCGTCACCGAGTATCCCGTAATCCAGGAACCATCCTGAATGTTTGTGTACCTCATAAGCCGCCATCTGCACCAAGGCATGATGGGTCAGCGCTAGTAACGCCCAACTCGATAACGCTCCCATTGGTTGTCCGACAGCATAGACTACGCTGCCGAACCCTAAGTTGTAACTTTTAGCTACCTTAGGTAAACCATATGGTTGAGAAACCAAGAGGTTCGCCCAATTCGCTGCCATTTTCTCACCCAATATCGGCACCAACAGTCTCACTTGCAGCGCAAGTGGTAGACGGTCAGTTGCAGCCGACAAATCATAAGAGGCCACCCAAGAGCCCTCCTTCCGAAACCTCTTTATCAGTCGATCCACCGGAGCGATCTGATTGAAG